GACTGTTGATGGACAGGTCCATGTGATCCCCTTAAACCTTGGCAGTCAGGGTGATGGCGCCCGACATGCGGATACCGATCGACGAATTGACCAGGGTGTTGGATGCGAAGCTGAACGGGAATGCGGAAATGTAGCCGCTGAAATCCAGCCAGCTGCGGCCGGCGGTCAGCACGAACTCTTTGGCCACGACTGTCGGCGCAATGTTGATCCCGTCAGACCAGCCCAGCGCCCATTTCAAAGTGGTGCCGGCAGTCTTCAATTCGTACAAGCGCGTGTGCGCGGCCATGCTCGGATCGGTGTTGATGGTGAACGTCGCGGTGCCAGGCTCAGCCAGACCGGCCTTGAACTTGCGATCCAGGTCTTCGAGCGTGGTGTCGTCCAGCTCGGAGTTGGTGCTGTCGATGCCGTCGATGCTGGTTACAGCCGCGACCAGCAGAACGGAATCATCGGCTGGATCGATTGCGTACAGCTGGGTGCCCTGTGTCTTGATGCTCAAAATAATCTCCTACGCAGGGCTGGCCTGCTGACATTTGGTACAGACATAAAAAAACCCGCCGAAGCGGGTCATTGGGTTGCTCTGGTTATCGTGGCGTCATCCATTCCACGTCAAACGAATAGCGATAAAGCTTCGTCTCGGTCTCCCGGCTTTCACCGCGCCAAGCGACGATATGTGCGTGCGGCTCGATGGCGTCCCTGATGGCCTTGGCTGCTGCGCGGGCGCTGCTGCCGGTGCTGGCGTATACGTCTATCTGCAGCGTGTAGCTGTCGAGGTCTGGCAAGTCGCCGAGATAGTTCTCGGGGCTGCCGCTGACCTGCTGCCATACGCTGTACGGGAGAACGGAATTCTCGGGCGCCTCACCGAACGGCCAGAAGCGCACGGGAGCAGAGCCGAGCACGGCGGTAACTGCGGCGCTGCCGGCGACTACTGGAAAGATTGGGGCGAACATTTCAGCTCCTGGCCTTGTTGGCTTTCTTGATAGCGCGGGTCAATGCCTTGTCGTACTGGGTCAGGAACTCGTTTGTGATCTCGTTGATGCTGTTTTCCATGGCTGGCCGAAGATAGGGCTGCGCTCTGGCCTTGGACGTTCCGAGCTCTACCAGCATCGCGTGGGGCGTAGCGCCGCCGGCGCCGGTGTCCGGGTTGCCTGGCTGCAGGTTCCTTGTACTGCCGGTCAGTACGCCAATCCGAAAGCCGAGATCCCCGGTCCGCTTGAACAGCCTGCCGTTCCAGCGCAAGGCTATGTTGTTCGCAATGGAGCGGCCTGTGTCTGCGTCATCGATGCGCTGGGCATTGGCCTTGGCCTTGGCCACCACCACCTGCGCGGCCTTGCGTAGAGCGAACCGGCCGCCCTTGCGTTTCACGTCATAGGTCACGGCTTCCAGCTTGCCGATCAGCTCTTCGATCCCGGTCAGGGAGAACTCAACGCCATCAGCCATCATTCACCCCGGCGGACACGGTGAGGGTCAGGTACTCCCGGCCACTCTTGTTGTCGGCCAGGGGCGGGCCTTCGATGTTGAATACATTGCCGCGGTGCAGGATGCGCATCGACGGCAACACGCCTTCCCGGTAGCGGATCACAATTCGGGCTGACATTTCCGACTGCGTAGCCTTGGCGGCAATGAAGTCCTTGACCGACAGGTACTCAACAGATGCGGGCACCTTGTCCCATACCGTCGCCCAGCCCTCGACCATTTCGCCGGTCACGGGGTCTTGTGTCATCCCGGGTGACTGGAAGGTGATTCGGTGACGGAGTTTGCCGGCCTGCATTAGAAGCGCTTCCTGTACCAGAGCAGGGCATTAACCCCGAGCGGGACTTCCGATGAAGACGGACCGACCACTACGCTTTCGCGGTTGGCGAACCAGTGCCCGACTAGCATCAGTATTGCCTGCTCGACATCAGCGGTCATTTCCATCTGCGCAGGGTCGTCGGTCGGAGCCTCAACGATCACTCTGTCGCAATGCATCTCAACAAATGCGCGCGCCGATGCAATGTAGCCAGAGATCAAGGCGTCAAACTCTGTTTCGTCGTCCGCCAGGTTCAAGTGGGATCTTGCGCGCGCCAGGTCGATCATTTACTTGTTCTCTTTTGGCGAGGCTTGCTTGCCGGATTTTGGTTCTGCCTTCTCGGCCACCTCTTCGGCCAATCCTTTACCGATGAGCTGATGCGCGTATTCGTCATCAACTCCTTTGAATTCTTGGCCGGCGCGGACGCGGGCGCTATTTGATCCGAGCTTCTGGGCATTGCCCTCGAAACCCCAAAGCGTTTTGATGTTCATGTGCATCTCCTGAAAGAGCGGGGCCTTGCGGCCCCGTTCAGTGACTCGTCATTTACAGGGCAAAGGTGCCCTTGACGAATGCATTGGCGCGGCGAACAGCCAAACCAAGACGCTCTTCAACCAGTACCGCACGCTGGTTCTTGATGAAGTCGTCGTTGATCATGCCGACCTTGACCGTGTAGCTCATGCGGTCATAGATCCGGGCGCCCTGGCTGAACGAGCCGACCAGGTACTCACCGCCAACAGTAGTGCCGTCGCCTTCGTCCATGCTGTCAGAAGCAACAACTGGGCGACCCCACAGGACAGGAGTGACCATGCCTTGCAGGTTGGCGAACAGGTAGCGGTTGTCCGCGTCCTTCTGCAACTCGATGTTCATCCAGTCCAGATCGGACATGACCACGGCATCAGCGGCACGCTTGGACTGCTGGCGTACCTGATAGATGGCGCGGCGGATGGTGTCGATAGCGGTATCGCCCGCCTTGCTCAGCCCGGCAGTAAAGGTGGTGGCCTGGGTCATGATGCCGTTCAGGTTCTGGCCGGTGCCGTCACCCTTCAGGATCTGCGCCTCTTCCTGCAATTTCAGGTCGTAGCGCAGCAGCTCCTGAATGTAGCTGTAGAGCTGCGGCACATCGTCCAGCGCCTCGTCAGTGACCGGCATCCATACCGCGATCTTCTTGATCGTGTCCGTGATCATCTCGAAGGTCACGTTGCTGGTCGGCTTTGCAGTGCCCTCTGCCACCATTGCCGCGCCCAGGGTATGCACCAGCTCCTTGTAGTAATTGAAGCTCTGGCCGACGACTGGGGTACTGGGGATCAGATCGCGAATCAGCAGATTCTGGCGCGGAGCGTCCTGAATCACCGGATCGTATTGCGGAACAACGATGCCGGCACTGGTCACCTTGGTCTCGGTCATGCTCAGCATGTCAGCTTTGGTGATTTCGAGCTCCGCCTTATCCTGCTTGCGATTGACCAGAGACTTGTAGTCTTCGTCGCTCTTCACGAAGTCGATGAAGCCCTTCTTCTCCTGAGCCCCGCCGCGCAGCTTCACGCCCTTCTCTTCGAGCTTTTGAACCTGCTCGATGACGCGCTCGATCTCGCCCTTCTGGTTTTCGATCTGCGCCTTCAGGTCGGCGTCAGCTTTGCCGCTCTTTTCGAGCTGGTCGGCTACGGCGTCGTATTTTTGCTGCAGGACACCAAAGCCCTGCTTGAGTTGAGTCTCAAGAGACTCGCGGATTTCTTTTGCATCGGTTGTCATGGCGACACTCCAAATAGGTTTTCTATGCTGGTTGAAAGTAATTTCAGCTCTTCCACGGTCGCCGTGGCCGCATCCTCACCGTCACGGTGGATTGCGGGATAGCCGAGCGAAGCGACGGCTGCCGCCTCCTTCTGCGAAAGCCCCATGCGTTCACGCAAGGCGCTCTCGAAAAGTCTGATGTCTGATTTGACGCTGGTTACCTGCGCCTCGGGGTTCATGCCGAACGGAACGATTGAGGCCTCCCAAAGCTCGGCCTGCTTGATGATTCGTATCTGCCGGCCTTCTCGCTGCTCCATGGCGTCTTTCATGATGTTGAAGCCAATGGACATCGAATCGAGCGTGCCCTCCTTCATCAGCTCGTAAGCATCGCGGGCATAGCTGACGTTGAGGTTTACACGGCCCTTGAGGAACAACCCGTAGTCGTCCTGCTGGAATTCGGCGGAACCGACCAGGCGGGTAAGGTCGTGGAACAGAGCCAGCTTCAAGCGGCCGGCGCGCGTGGTCTTCACCTTAACGAAGGCGCCTGGCTCGATCAGGTCGTCGCCCAGGTCGATGTTGTTAAACACCGACGCGTAGCCTTCGAAGTTGCCGGCGTCGTCTACCGACTTGACCTCGAACGGCACTTCAATCTTGGTTAGCATTGGTCTGCATCTCCCACCGGGTCACCCGGCTGTAATCGCCCCCAAGGGGAGGCAGGTTTTCTTTCTCGCGCACATCGTCAATGCTCATCCAGCCGGAGCCGCCAGAGCCGCCCAGGGCTGCCGCGTAATAGGTAGCCCTCGCTGCGCTGTCTCCGCGAAGAAGGCCTTCGACCACGTACTCAACGAATAGGGAGGTATCACCGAAGAGCTTGTCGTTCATCTCGTCTTCGATGGCTTTGATATAGGGGCTCAGGCCGTACATGACGAAGCCTGTAGTTTGCTGCTCCAGGTTCGACCCCATGATCGAGGTCTTGCTTGCGCGGTTGGCCAGGTACAGCGGTACGCCCCATACGCCGGCAAGCGCTTCCTCCTGGAACTGCTGCGACTCGATGAACTGGCTGTCTTTCTGGGACAGGCCGGCGGGCACGATCTTGGGATTGCCCTGGAGGATCGCCATCTTGCCAATGTCGTCGGTGTCGCCTTGGCGAACGTCTGGGAACTTGGCCAGTACCTGCTCCTGCTGCGTCTGGGTCAGGAAGTTCTCGTAGATCACATAGCCGCCAGTGAACCCGCCTTTGCGCATGAAGCGCGCCGACCAGTCCTGCGCCGTCTTGGCCAGGCCCATAGACTCTGCCATGTACTCGACCGGAGACAGGCCGATAATGCCATCCACGCTGAACAGCTTGAAATGCAACATATTCTCTGGCGAGACCGGGAAGCGCTCGGACCCAGTGGTTACCCAGTACAGCAAGCCGTCTTCTGTTTCGATCTGCACTGAATCAGTATCGAGCGGGATCAAGCCGACCCACTCGCCCTTGGCGTTTCGCTCGATCAGGTTGAAGCTGTTGCCGCGAAGCGCCATGTTCACGACCGCAGCCTTGGTGAAGTTAAGGCGCGTCATGTACGGATTCGGCTTCTTAAGCAGGCGGGTCTCGCGACCTGTCTTTGCGATCGCTCTGTATGGGCCTGCGTCGTCGTATAGCTTGAGCGGCAGGCCAGAAACAGACTCGCTCAAAACTTTGATACAGGACCATACGATCGGTACTGTCATGGCTTTCTGCGGAGTGATGACCGCGCCGGACTTGGTGCGCTTTCCGCCGACGCTCATTTCGACCTCGACGTAATCCCCTGTCACAGGGTCGTCATAGCCGAACATCCGCCAGGTCAGCGGGTTATACCAGCGAGTTGCCATAGTTATCCTATAAGTCCGAAGAAGCCTTCGTTCAGGTAATCGTCCATCCCGCCGAGCGCTTCGGGATTGAGGGCCATTAGCGAAACCGCATTGAACAGCGCCATAAGCGGATCGATCTTGGCCGACCCGCTGCCCTGCTTTGTGATCAGGATTGAGTTGCCGCGCGGCTCTACTCGTGCATTGCCGCAGCACCAGTTCATCATTGACTGGCCGCCATGGATAAGCGCGCCCTCTGCCAGCTTGCGCTCAGTAGTCTTGATTGCCCCGCCCAGGCGCCAGCCCTGACTGATGCCAACGATCTTGTCTTCGGGGATCTCGCGCTTGGCCAGCTCTTCGAGAATGGCGCCGATGCCGGCGGGGTCGATTCCTACCTTGTCCAGCAGCCCGGCAGATTCGATCTGCTCCACAATGTCCGCCACCTCGTCAACGTCATCACCGATACGCTTGACTAGTACCAGGTCGCCGAGCTTCGCGAAGTCATTGAACCTTGCGGCCTCTGCCTTGTTGCGCTGCAGCACTGATGGATGAGCCCATGCCTTGAACCACGCCAACCATTGCCGCGTCTCGCGATCCCGGCCGACCACGCTCAGGCCCAGCAGGTCATCTAGACCGCCGCCGTCGATGCCTACGTCGATGACTTCGCAGCGCTGGATGATCGAGTCAAGCGTGATGCCTTCGCGCTTCTGGTCTTCCCAGAAGTCAGCGCCGGCCCAGCGGCTAGACATCAGCGCCAGCCCGATCTCGACGTTCATGTGCTTTGCCAGGAAGTCGCGGGTAGATTCTTCTCCGCCCTCCATTGCCTCCTGGTACTTCTGCTCGATCACCTCCCGGTCAACTGAGATCCCCCAGTTCGGGTTGGTGATGTAGGCGTTTCCCAGATCCTTGTGCATTCCCTTTTCGATCATCGACTTCGGGAACTCGTAGATGATCGGCAGGAACCGCTTATCTACAATCCTTCCGTCACGAACGCCGCGGGCATAGTCCAGCTTCGCCTTGAAGACGCCTGCCGGGGGTGAGGCTGACTGGGTGGTGCAGTAGAAGACGAATCCTTCTGGGCGCGAAGCCAGACCGCCTGTTGCCTCGGTAAGCATGTTGGCCGACTTGGCCTGCTTGCCGAACTCATGCAGCTCGTCAATGAAAACGCCGATGGCTTTCTTGCCGGTGACCGTTGCACTGTCTGCCGCTACCACTTTCAGGGTGGCGTTATTCAGCCGGTCGGTGATCGTGCGTATGTGTTCCTGCTCATGGAAGCGCGCCTCAAGCTCTTCGTCCGCCTTGATCATGTCGCGGATCGGCTTGTAAGCGTTGTCTGCTGCTTCCTTGGTCGGCGCTAGGATGATGAACTCGCCAGAAGCCCGAGCATTCAAGATCAATGCGGTTAGCATGATCCCGGCCGCGATGGTGCTCTTGCCGTTCTTCTTGCTGACCATCAGAAAGTAGTTGGTGACCAGCCTGCGTTGCGCCTCGACATCGTAGGAGCCGAACAGCACGGCAACCAGGTCCAGCACCCAGGGCTGACAGGTATCACCCATCAGCGGGCTGCCGATAGCGTCCACCATCCGCAGATTGCAGAACACGTCGAGCGCGTCATCAGCCTGATCTTGGAATATAGGGCTCATGGGCATCATCGGCTGGCGCTCAACAATGCGGGATTCCCAGTCAGGGCAGGCCGTTGTCCAGTCCATCACTTAACCGACCGGAGCTGCCCTGCCTTGCGTAAGCCAAACCTGCCGGCCCCTACCTGCTCCGCCTTATCCTTCTCCTGCTCCTTCTTGCCCTTCTCGCCCGGCTTGCTGACGGTGAAGCTGGCCAATGCCTTTGCAGCGTCCAGTCGTAGCTTGGGGTCTGCCTCAAGGTCGTTCATGAACAGCCGCATGAACTCCAGCGGATCGGAGGCGGCCGCAGGGATGTAGGTTTCGGGGTCAACGGCGGGCTCGTCGGCCTTCTTCGTTGCCTTGACTGCAACCTGGCGCGACATCGCCGCGATCACGTCCGGGTCTTTCTCATACCGGGACGCCGCCTGCGCTGCGGTCTTCTCCGGGCAGCCCGCATCTATAGCGGCCTGTTTCTTTGACGTGCCAGCCAGCCGCGCAACGGCGTACCGGCGCTTCTGTTCGGTTAACGCCATGGTTAACAGCCTCGTTAAGCGGGATAAAATCTGCGAAAGGGATCGGAGGCGGTCTAGGTGCGTGGCCGTCTCTATATTTTCGACCGGGGGGAGGTTATTGCTCCTGCTCCAGCCGCTGCTTGGTCGATGAGTGGTGATGCGTGCAAAGCGAGTCCCACTTGCTCTTGTCCCAGAAGATGGCCATGTCGCCTCGATGCGGCACCCTGTGGTCAACTACCTGGGCGAACGGTGGTGGCTTGCCTAGCTCTAGGCTTCTCTGGCACACCAGCTCGTTGTCAGCATTAGTCAGGCCTGCATCGAGGCTCATCTCAGCCAAGCACATGACGCACCAGGGATGGCTCCTGAGATGGCCTTCTCTAGCCTTCTGCCACTTGTAGCCATAACCGCGTGCTGTTGAGCTCTCGCCACTTGTACGCCAGCTGGTCTGCAATGCCACCTTAGGCTGCGTGTTCAGCACCTTCGGCCCAGTGTTGAGCATCTTGAGCCTAGCCATCAGCGAACCGGCGTCCCATCCATGTACACCTCTGGCTCTGCATCAGGGTCTTGCTCTTCCTGCTCTGCCATGCCTTCGACCAGGGCAAGCAGTAGCTCATTGGTGCGGCGTTGTTCTTCGAGGATAAGGGTCAGCAGCTCAGGGCTATTCATGCGCGTGCTCTAGGAGACGCAACGCGCTTTCCACTACGCAGAAGCCATGTGCCAAGGTCAGCATCAATCTTTGCTCTAGCTACGCAGCACTGGGCAGCGATAGCAGCCTTTGCCTTGTCCGCCATATCCAGAGCCGAGCGCATCCAGTGTTCAGGCCGCCCGCCGATCTGTAGCTTTCGGCCATCGATGCAGAAGGTGACAGTCATGGTGCCTATGGCTCCAGCCTCTTGGGTCAACGTGGTGGCGGTCTGGCAGGGCAGTGCATCACCATGCTCATCCACCAGCATCATGGCCTTGCCGCCAGGTACAGCGGCCTTGCGCTCTTCAATGTAAAGTTTCATTGGCTTGCCTCACTCCCTCATAAACCCGCTGACACGTCAGGCCTCGGGCTCTGGCTTCTTCATAAGCTCCAGCCACGACTCCCGCAAAGCCTGAACAGCTTTCAAGGCTGTCGGTGAGAGCTCGGATGGTCTGCTTGTCTGTTTCGCGCTGGGTGGCAGCATTGGCAGCTGTGTGCGTGGCGCTTCGACGTACCTGGGCGAGTTCGACCCGCAGGCGCTCAGCAGTATCATCAGCAGCAATGTCAGTACGGATCTGTTCAACGTCCTGTGCTCCCTGTTGGGATTCGGTCTCAGCCACGGCAGTGACGCTGGCCTGAATGCTTGCGGCATCGATCAGGCTCTTGGTGATTGCCTGAGCCTGAGCCAACTCACCACGGACAGTGCCTAGCGTTTCGGTCTTGCTATCGAGCTGCCACCAGAGCAGGCCCACGCACAGCAACAGGGCCGCGATGGCGCTTATCAGAATCTTGGTCATTGCTCAGGCCCTCAAGGCACAGCCTCATTTCAGCCAGCCGGCGGTTATGCAGCCCCTGGACGAATACCTTCCTGTTGCCCTTGGTGACGTATGCCCACACAGGGCGCTTGCCGTCATTGGCAAAAGCGATAGCTTTGCAGCCTTCTGCCATGCGACCGGCGTTGATCAGGCCTAGGGCACGACTGGCGCAGGTGCTGGGCACGCCTACGTTGTGGGCATGGCTGCTCAGTGCGTCGAATGTCTTTTGCGTGACTGCCTGGTTATCGATGCAGTCGGCTAGCTTGAGCTGGGTCTTCTCGGTCACCATCTTCTCGACTTGGACGCAGCGCGCATCTGACCAATAGTCGCCAATGATCACTGGGTCGGGGCTGGTGTGCTTGGTGATGCCCTTACATACCGTGGGCAGGCCGCCAGCCAGCCGGTCAGGGTAGACCCTGTTCTGGCCTTCGCCTTCCCATACGCCCAGGAATTCAGCGAGAGCAACGCTTGCTAGAACCAGAGTGCCGGCGGCGATCTTGTTACGGATGCCCATGATCGCCACGCCTCAGCCGTTCGATGGTCAGTTCATGGATCAGCTGCTCGCGCTTATCGCGGCGCTGCTGTACGCGCTCTTCACGACGCGCACGGCTATGCTGGAACCAGGTGTTCACCATGAATGTGAGCAGCGCGGTCAAAATACCGAAGATCACGCCCCACTCGGTCAGAGTCAGGCCCGTGAACACAGAGATGAAAGCGCCTAGGTATGACCACAATGAAGGTTTATCGGGCATAACTGGCCTATCGGGTCGGTGCATGTAGATCCCAGCCATACACGCACCGCGCGTCCGCCGGGAAGCAAGGATGCGGTGGGTATGGCCGGAAAAGGGTTTGTACTTAGTTTTGTTCGTGCAGGCGCTGGCGGAGTAGATAGCCCTCAAGGAGCCATATCTTATTGCGCGCATTGTCTCGGGCGATCTTGCGGCCGATCTCTTCGTTGAAGTTCTCAGCGGAGGCGCAGGCGCTTTCGCCCGTTACGGTGAAGCCGTTCTTGAGAACCAGCACGCAGAAGGTCAGCAAACTAAGCTCTCCATGCGCGCCGGTTAGGCGGGTCAGCTCGTCCTGCTTGCCGAACGCATTCTGAACGCCTTCCGCAGCGGTAAAGAAGTATTCACCAACAATGACGGCGTCGATCAAGGCCGGGGTAAGCCGGGGCGCGTTGAGTCCTTTGGCCTTGATCTCTTCTTCAATTGCAGCTTCGTTGATAGTCATCGCGTCTTCCTCTAGTGGGTGCGATCACAAAAAAGCCCCGCAACGAGCGAGGCTTGGGAATAAAACGGGCCGCAATGGATAACGGCCTAAGCCTTGGGGAGCAGAAACGAAAAAGCCCCGTCACAAGGACAGGGCTTCGAGGCGTTAAATCGGCAATATGGCACTTATATTGATCAGTTGATTACATGTTTGCAAGCTCTTCTTGCTCATATTTGTGGAGACCATGATTGGCGAAATCGCCATGCGCCTTGTTTCTTGCGTCCCTCACTGCCTTTTCTGCCTCTTCAATGGTGTCGAACGACTTCCGGAACAAGTACTTACCGCCCTTCCTTATCGCGGCCTCGTACTTACCCCTGACAAGTGCTACTCCCTTGACCCCGGTCCTTGATGACTTTTGCAGTCGCATGTTGTGGCTGTTTTCGGATGGCGTGGCCAGGCGCAAGTTGTTGATCGCGTTATTGGATCTGTCGCCGTCTATGTGGTCAATTGGGCATTCCGGATACTCCCCGTGCATATACAGCCAGGCCAGCTTGTGGGCAGGGTAAATCCGGCCATCTACACATAAGCGCACATACCCGTTCGGGCACACTCTACCAGCTAGAAAGCCCCTCCTTATCCTCCGCCCTGATCGCCTCCACTCAAATACGCCTACTATCGGGCTATAAAATAGAGCCTCTCGGAGTCGTGCCTGCGTGATAGTCATGCGGCCTCCTTCTCTGACAAGCCGTGATCCATCAGCAGTTGCTCTGTGGCCTTAAATGCCGAATCGGTATGGGCGCCAAGCCACTTGCACACGCCGCCTCTCCAGCGCCTCAGCGTGCTGTCTGGCGTGCCGTCAGCATCCCAGGTATGCAGCACATAGAACGCCTCGGGCAGCCGCTTCGGGATTGCCCATGCTGTCACGGCCTTTGTCACGAACAGTCGGTGCGCAGGGCTCACTACTCGCGGGACAAGCCAGCGAACAGCCTCGGCTACTTCCCGGTCATTGATGCTGTACTTGGCGACGATCACATACCACTGCAGGTCGGTAAGCTCCCTATGCAGCATGCCGCGCGTCATGGCGTCCTGGGTGAGCCGTTCCTCAGCACTCAGGCCCGATCCATCGCCCCGCTCTTCAGGAAAGCCAGACTGGTACCGCATCTGCCAGCCTGACTTGGCCGTGCCATCGTTGGTCTCGATCGACATGCAGCGTGCTATGCAGTGTCCTGCGTCTTTATATACCGTCACGGTTCCGCCCTCAGTCGCCCACAAAGTTCCCGCGTACCCCGGCCCGGCCAGACTGGGGGTGATGCTCGGCCTCGCCCTGGGGCACAGCCTCCCGCAAAATCCTGTTCATCCTCACCAGCTTTGCCAGTGACCGCCCCAGGTGCTGGGTAATGTCGATCCCGGCCACCGGCAACCAGCCCACGCCGTCGCAGGCCGCGCAGTCCATCTCATGGAATAACCCGCTCACCAATCCAGAGGTATCGCAGTCTGTGCACGGCTCAAGCGGCGGTAGTGCCTTCCTGATATGGGTCACTGATCGCCCTCCCGGTGGATCCGCACACACTCGTCGATGTCTGCTGGGTCATGGCTGAAGAACGTCGACCCGTCCGGGGCCTTGCACACGAACTGCTGCGCATCGCCGCGGGCATACACCTCGCGCCGGTACCCGTCTTCGGTCTCCCACACATCGAGACCCTTCTCGACCCGCTCCCACTCAATCGAAGTATTCACTGGACCACTGCCCTCCCCTGGCCTTCTTCACTGCCACAAAGCGGAACGGGAACAGCTCGGCCGCCATCTTGATCTTCACCCGGGCGTCATCGGTCCACATGCCCTTCACTTCATGGATCTCGATCACCCCATCAGCACGCATCACCGGGAAGTCGGGCGTATAGAAGGTGTTGTCAGCCAGGCGGAATTTCAGGCCCTCAAAGCTGAACCACAGGATCTCGCCCGCGGCCTTCATCAGCTCCAGCTTGCGCGAATAGGCAGCCTCGGTCTGGTTCATCCTGCCGGCCTTGAGCCTGCCCAGCGCCTGCATCCTTTTCAGCGGATTTGCCTGTTTTCTCACTATCTACACCCTCCCCATTGAGAAACGCAGGAATCGGCTACAGTGCCCGCCTGCTCTAGCGTTGCGACGTTCGGCAGAAATGCAGGAACAGCCACTTTTATTCCATGCGCATCAGCAAAACCCAGTTCATCCAGCCGATCATGCCAGCGCTCCAGAGCAGCCCGGCGGCGCTCCATCACGTCCCGGGTGATGTACGTCTCGGTGGTCACGCCCAGGGTGTGGTTGATCAGCAGCTCGCCCACCATGTGATCGATACCGATGTCCGCCAGGCTCGAGCGCATCAGCTTGCGCAGGTCATGGCTAGTCCACTGGCGGTTGCTCACATCACGCATCAGGGCATGGGCGCTGGTATCAGCAAGCCGTGCACCACCACGCACCGGGAATACCCACGCCGCCTTCAAGCGGGGATCCGGCAGCGCCTTGCGGTAGCGGTCAAGCAATCCCAGCACCTGGGGCGTGAGTGGCAACACATGCTCGCGGCGGCTCTTGGTGTTGGCCTCCGGAATCACCCACACCCGTTCATCAAGGGAGATATGCGCCCAGCGCGCCATAATGGTCTCAGCGATACGGGTACCGTGCGCCAGCATCATCAGCGGCAGCATGCCTTTGGCCGGGTCATCGTTGAACGTGGCCACCAAATGCTGCACCAGCTCGCCCAGGTCGACGCGCGACAATGCCGCCGGCTTGGGCCGCAGCTTGCCCTTGTAGAAGTCGCGGAAGGTGGTCCCGTTCAGCGGGTTGGTATCGATGCGCCCTTGGTCAGACGCCATCCGGAAAGCCTGCCGCATACCCTGCAGCGCCTTCTGCACCGTGCGCGGCGCCAGCTCCTGATGCATCGGGAACACCAGCAGATCATCCAGCACCACGCGATCCAGCTTGCGCAGCTTCACCTTACCCACCTTGGGGATCACATGCCG